AATGGATATTTACGAGAGTTCCGCTTCAGTAACATTTTCAACGGCAAATTACGGTCCAGTAACTTCTGACAACGTAGCGTTGAAATTACAAAAATCAACAGTTGATTTAAAAACTTTTAATGTTGAAGGAATTATTGATGAAACGGTTTTGTTTAATACAAGAGCCGAAAAATCAATGAAAGCAGGAGCTTTTGAAGTAGTTTCAGATGAATTTGACCAAAGAGTTTTAATTCAAGTTCAACCTGCTGCATCAGAGCAGTTAGAGGCGAATGTTTGGAATGGTGCAACTACAGCAACTAAAGCAGCTATTGCAGCGTTAACACCAAATGCAGCGCAAGGTTCAATTTCTGCAGGAGCACAAGCATTAGTAGCAGCTATGCCTACTACTTTCTTTGATTCAGTACCAGCAACTATGTTGTACAACGCATCAAATTCAAAAGTGGTAGCGGGTGCAGGTTTAGGAGATTACAAAAAAGTATTATCAATTGCAACTGTAACAAGTTCAACAATTGTAGCTGAATATGTAAAAGCTTACAACACAATTCCTGACAACATTCTTACTAAAATCGGGGATGAAGCACCAGTAATTTACGCACCTAAAGGCGACTATAAATTGATTAAAAATGTAAACAGAGTTCAAGGTGCAGCGTTGCAGGAAAACTTTGTAGGAAGTTCATTTAACGATATGTATTTTAACGATGTTAAGATTGTATTCGTTGACTTGGTAGGTTTTAGAATTGCAGCACAAAAATTCAATTTGAAATTAGTTATGGATTTACTTTCTGACTCAAGTCAATTGATTATCGAAAAAGAAGCTAACGCATCTACAAGACGTATCATTAAGATTATCAACACAATGACTACTTGGGTTGTTAAGCAAAAATGGAACGTACTTTACGCAGGATAATATTAACTAAATAACGGGGTGCAAGTAAAAAACAGTGCCCCTTATTTTAATAAAAAAATAAAAAATGTGTTTAATAGCAAAGGGAAAATTACTTGGTTGTAAAGACCAACGAGGGGGAATTAAAAATATATATTTTGCGAACTATTCAGACTATTCTTTTGTAATTGCAGCACACGCAGTTACAAGTTTAGGTTCTTTAGATGAAGTTTTCAAATATGAAGTAAAAGCGACTACCAACGCTTTAACTGAAACGGGTACAAGTTCAGAAGACAATGGAACTTTTTTAAATGCACAATCTTTAGCAGTTACTTTGCCTAAATTGGGTACTGATTTACAAGCTCAAGTACAATTGATTTGTTTGGGAAGACCTTATGTTTTCATTGAAGATTATAACGGTAACGTTTTACTAGTCGGAGCAACGAACGGAACAATGGCAAACTGTACTAAGGCTTCAGGCGGTGCAGGTGGAGATTTAAGCGGTTACACACTAACGATTACAGCGGAAGAGGGTAATTTGTCACCGTTCTTAGATGCTACAGCAAAAACAGCGTTACAAGCGTTAGTTTCAGAGGTCGTAGTTTCTTAAATTACAATAGATTAAAATTAAAAGCTCCTTATTGGGGCTTTTTTTTGTTACATTTTTTAATTAATTCGTTAATCTTTTATGAACATATTTAATTTAACAAAACCGTATAGACTTAATTGCATACCTAGAGCATATAACGATGGGGTTATTACATTGCTTTTAAGGGACGAATTAAAGGATTTAACGCACACAATTAGCGTAGATAGTATATACTACCAAAACAGCGTTTTAATGCTTAGTTTTGAGGATATAACACTAAAAGAGGGGCAAAGTTTTGAGGTAATAATCAAAGAAAACGACCAATTAATATATAGAGGCAAAGCATACGCCACAGCCCAAACAGATTTTGAGAATTTTGAACTAAATAAAGGGGTTTTAAAAGCCTAAAAGATATGGAAAAACTACAATTATTAACACTATCAAACTATATAAGACCAGAAATTAAGGAAGTTTCGGGGAAAAAGTGGGTATTAAACGGTAAAAACAACGAATTTTATAAGACTATTATAGATGCTTATAACGGTTCGCCTACAAATTCTGCAATTATAGATAGTTATAGTCAGTTTATTTACGGTAAAGGTTTAACTTCTACTGACAAATTAGCTAAAACTTCTGAGTGGGCAACTATTGTTTCTTTATTTTCTAAAAAAGATTTAAGAAAAATTTGCAAGGACTTTGAAATGTTCGGTGAGGCTTCAATTGAAATAAAATACTTAAACAATAAAATACAAAAGTGTTTCCACGTTGCAAAACAAAAAATAGCGCCCGAAGTTGCTAATGAAGATGGTGATATTGCGGGTTATTATTTTAGTTACGACTTTACAAATACCAATAAATATAAACCTGAAAGATTTGAAGCTTTTGGTTTTGGTTCAGGCGGTGGCGAACGTTCAGAAATTTACGTAATTAAAGACTATCAGGTCGGTCAATTTTACTACAGTAACCCAAGTTATGTAAGTGGTATTTCGTGGGCTAAAATGGAAGAAGAAATAAGCAACTATTCTATAAACCATATACAAAATGGTTTGTCTTTCGGGCACATTATTAATATGAACAGCGGGGTTCAACAAAGTGAAGAAACTATTATTGAAAATACAAGAGCAATTAGAGACAAACTTACAGGGTCATCTAATGCAGGTAAATTCTTTTTAAATTGGAATGATAATAAAGATAGTGCAATTACAATTGAAGCTTTAGAAGTTTCAGAAGCACATCAACAATATATTTATTTAAGTACAGAAGCACGTCAACAATTGTGTACGTCTCACAAACTTACTTCTCCTATGTTGGTTGGAATAAAAGAAGCGAGTGGATTTAGTTCAAATGCTGAAGAAATTAAAGTAGGGTTTGCGGAGTTAATGATTAACGTAATTAAACCAAAGCAAGAAATTATTTTAGATGGATTGATGGAGATTTGCGCAGTAAATGGAATTACTTTACAATTAGATTTTGAAAGTTTAAGAGCGGAGGATGTTGTAGATAATGTTGCAGGAGTTGACGCAGGAATTAACGATGCAGCGGTATCTTACAACGGTGCGCAAATTGCAAGTGCAATTGATATTTTTGCAAAAGTAAAAGAGGGTATTTTAACAATAGAACAAGCTACTGTTTTCTTAATTCAATTTTTAAATATTCCTGCAAGTGTAGCAGCTTCTTTATTTTCGCCAACGGTTGCGCCTATTACACAATTATCAACAGATGATTTAGGGGAAGAAATAGATTTGAATGAATGGGAATTGATAAGTTCAGAACCCGTTGACTATGATACTGAAACCGAGCTAGATGCTGAAATTGAACGCTTAAATAAATCGAGTGTTAGTTTAATGAAAGTGGCTTTAGCAAGTGTATCAACAGGAACAGCAAGACCAAACGCAAAAAGCGAACAAGACGGAGAATTATTTAAAAGCCGTTACAGATATTCAGGCAATGCAAATCCTGAAAGAGACTTTTGTAAAAAAATGATTTCTGCAAATAAATTATATCGTAAAGAAGATATACAAATGATGAGTAATAAAAATGTAAATCCTGGTTTTGGAATGGCGCCAAATCCTAATCAACCGTATGATATATTTCTTTGGAAAGGTGGCGGGTTGCTAAGTGATAATTTTAATTTTGGAACTTGTAAACATTTTTGGTTAAGAGAAACTTATAAGAAAAAAGCCGATGTAAACAATCCAAATGCTGAAATTATAACACCAGCGCAAGCAAGAAAATCAGGCGAAATTTTGCCAACTAATAACCCTAAAGTGTACACTGCGCCACACGATATGTAATTATGGAAACGACTATTTTATTAAGAGAAAACGAATTAACAAAGAATACATTATTGGGTGGGAATATTGATATTGACCTTTATATTCCTTGTATTAAAGACGCACAAATTATAAGACTTGAGGAAATTTTGGGTGAGACATTATACGATAAGATTTGTTTAGACTTTGAAAACGACGATTTAAGCGGTTTATATTTGACTTTACACGAAAAGTATATCGTACCTTTTTTAGTTGCAGCAGCAGCCGTTGAATATCTTTTAATTGGCGCTTACAAAGTAAATAACAATGGCATCTTTAAAGCACAGCCTGAAAATAGCGTAGCAATAGACAAAACCGAAGTAGATTATTTAGTAAATAATATGCGGTTAAAATCAGAAATGTATAGCGACCGAATGACTAGATGGCTTTTACTAAATAATCTACCTGAGTGGGTTGCAAATGGTACAAACGTTGTAAATCCTTTAAGTAGCAATCTTATGTTTGGGCGTTGGTTTATTGGCGAAGACAAAATTTAAAGATTATGAGAAAAACAGATAAAAGAACAATTGAAAATATTAAAAAACTTAAACAATTTATAAAAAATGGGAACTTTAAACTTAACAGCCAAACGGGGGGACACATTTCTAGAGGTGCCGTTTCAAATAGTAATCAATAGCGTACCGCTTAATTTAACGGGTGCGGTTATTAGAATGCAAGTGCGTAAAGATGCAGGTACACCTATTATTTTCGAGCCTACAATCACTATTACAAATGCTTTGACGGGTAGTTTTAAAATTAACGAACAAATTTTCAATGTTCTAGCGTGCATTTATAAATATGATATTGAAATTGAACAAACTACAGGCGAGGTTAATAGTTGGATTTATGGTATTTTTGAAATTACTAACGATATAACAAGGTAACTATGAGTACAACTGTAGATATAAATATAAGTCAAACACTAGAAGAGGTTGTAATAATTGCAACCCCTACAAACTATGTTGTTAATATAATTCGTGAAGAGGGCGGAAGTGGCGTAAGTTCAGTAAATGGGTTAACAGGTGCGGTAACAATTCCAATTTCAGAAGAAAATTTCACGACTGTATTAAAAACAAAATTAGATAACATTGAATCGGGCGCTGAGGTTAATGTAAATGCAGACTTTAACGCTACAAGTGGCGACGCACAAATATTAAATAAGCCAGATTTAACGGTTTACGTGCCTTATACAGGTGCAACACAAGACGTTAATTTAGGTGAGTTCGGTTTGCAAACTGGAAACATTGAGTTTGATTTAACACCTACAAATGTACCTACTGGAGTTGGTTCAATGGGTTGGAATGACACAGCGGGAACTTTAGATTTAAAACTTAAAGGCGGTGCAGTAACTTTGCAAATAGGTCAGGAAACAGTTGCAAGAGTAGTAAACAAAACAGCTACAAATATAACTTTATCAGAGGCTAATTACCAAGCGGTAAGAGTTACAGGAGCGCAAGGTCAAAGACCGAAAGTTGATTTAGCTCAAGCGAATTCTGAATTAAACAGTACTACAACTTTAGGCTTAGTAACTGAAACAATATTAAACAATGCTGAGGGTTTTATTACCACTAGCGGACAAGTTCAAAATATAAATACAACGGGTTCACTTCAAGGCGAAACTTGGGCGGATGGGGATATACTTTATTTGAGTGGAACTGTAGCGGGTAGAATTACAAACATTAAACCAATTGCACCTATTCACACGGTAATAATTGGCTTTGTTGAATATGCACACATTACTCAAGGGAAAATCTTTGTAAAAGTCGATAACGGTTACGAATTGGATGAGTTACATAATGTTAGCGCAATTGCACCAAACAACAATGAAGCTTTAGTTTATGATACGGCTACAACTTTATGGAAACCAAAGTCACTTGTTGCTGATGCAATAGTTGACGGAGTTACAACAGTTGCACCTTCACAAAATGCGGTTTTTGATGCTTTGGCTACAAAACAAAATAATTTAACAGGAACGGGACTTGTAAAATCTACAGCGGGCGTTATAAGCTATGACACTAATAGTTACATTAAAACAGTTATTAGGAATACCACTAAATCAACTGGTATAAATGCTCTTACTACAACTATTTTAAACAGTTATTTAATTCCTGCAAATACATTTTCAGCAACTGATTTTTTTAGGATACCAAGTTTAATTTTTACTAAAACTGGAACTGCTGGTTTGTACCAAACTAAATTATATATAAATAATATTAATTCTATAAGCGGTGGCACAGGCGGTCAGGTTACGAGTTACTCACCAACTGCAACACAGTTATTTTCACAACAATCGAGAAACTTTTTTTTAAGAGGTGGTCAACTTTTAGGGTTTCCAATTTCAATAGGTTCTGCTTCAGATATTACTGGAGCATTGCCAACTCTTTCGGCTATTACATTTGACCCAACAATTGACAATTATTTAATAACAGCCGTTGCGTTAATGACTGTAGGTGATTTAGTATTTCAAGAATCAATTTTAATAACAAATTAATGAAAACAATTATAAACAAGTTTACGGGTCAAGTTCTATACGCTACAATAGTTGAAGTAGATTTATTAGATAATGAAATTGCAATTGATGAAATTTTAACAGTATATTTTGAGAATCCTTATTTTGATTTTGAAAGTAGAACTTTTTACGATAAGATATGAAATACTTAAATTATTTTTTCGCATCAATTGCTTTATTTTTCGTGCCTATATACGGGCTTTTAATAGCCGTTGGAGTTGCTATCTTATTAGACACTATTACAGGCGTTTTTAAGAGCATAAAATTAAATGGGTGGCGAAGTATCAAAAGCAGAAAATTATCGAATGTAATCAGTAAAATGGTGCTTTACGAAATATGTATATTACTATTATTCATTATCGATTATCATATTTTAAATAAGTTTGTAATTAAGACTTTTAATATTAAATTTATGTTTACAGAACTATGTGCTATTATGCTTATCTTTATTGAATTGGTTTCAATTAAAGAAAATATAGAAGCGAGTTTCAATATTGATATTTGGAAACTTTTAAAAAAGACGTTTAACAGAGCTAAAGAAATTAAAACAGATATAAATGAAATTACTGGATAACAAAGGATATTTAATGATTTGCGAGTTTGAGGGGTTAAGTTTAAAACCTTATTTGTGCCCTGCAAAAATTCCAACTATTGGTTATGGTAACACATATTACAGTAACGGTAAAAAAGTAACATTATTAGATAAACCAATTACAAAAAATGAAGCTTTTGAAATGTTTAAAACAATTGCTGATAAATTTGGTTTAGCTGTCTCAAAATGTTTGAAAAAAGAAGTAACTCAAAATCAATTCAATGCTTTGGTTTCTTTTGCTTATAATGTGGGCGTGGCTAATTTTATGAACAGTACACTATTGAAAAAAGTAAATGTAAACCCAAAAGATGAGACTATATTTGATGAGTTTTGTAGATGGAATAAAGTTAATAAAAAAGAGGTTTCAGGATTAACCAAAAGACGAAATTATGAAGCAGTTAATTATTTTAGTTAGTTTAATTTTGATTGGTTGCGGTAGCCGCTAAGTAGCTATACAAGAAACAAAAAAAGATAGTTTAGTACAAATTGATACTAAAATTGTTACAGATGAAAAAATCAAAGAAAACAAAGCAATTGAAACCAATATAAACACAATTTCAGATGCTGAGGAAACTATTTTCACGCCTATTGATAATAACAAAGAAATAATCATAAATGGTAAAAGCTATTTTAACGTTGTTTTAAAGGTTAAAAAAGTTAAAAGCAATACTTTGTATAATAATAAAGAAACTATTGCTAAAACAGCCTTAAAATCAACTAAAACGGCTACTAAAGCTAAAACTGTGGTAAAAGAAAATAGTAAGATTAAAAATATAGACAAAAAACAAAGTTGGTATTGGCTTTTATGGTTACTTTTGATACCGATTGGATATTACGTTTATAAAAAATATTCTTTTTTTAATATAATTTAAAAATATAAATATGAATTTTGACTATTACAAATTAGAAGCGATAAAACATTTTGGTAGTAACTTAAATAATAAACAAATAGCAGAAAAGATAATAGTTGAAAATAGCGAACTTACATTTGATACTTTAAGAAAGAAAATCGGTACTTTAAGAACAAAGCAAAATGAATTAAAAGCTATTTCAGATAATGATTCAGATAATATTTTAATTATTGGTGATTTGCACGCACCTTTTACACTACCTAAATATTTAGAATTCTGCAAAGAGCAACAAAAAAAATATAATTGCGGGCGTGTTATTTTTATTGGTGATATAATTGATAATCATTATTCAAGTTACCACGAATCAGATCCCGATGGAATGAGCGCAGGTGATGAGTTAGACAAAGCAATACAAGATATACAAGCTTATTATGATGCATTTCCAACAGCAACTGTTATAATAGGTAATCACGATAGGTTAGTTTATCGTAAAGCCTTTAGCGGTGGAGTTTCAAAACGTTGGGTAAAAGAATATAAAGACGTATTAAAAGTACCAAATTGGGATTTTGTAGAAAGTGTTGAAATTTTTAACGTAAATATCAATCACGGTGAGGGTGGTACTGCAAGGAGTAAAATGAAAAAAGATTTGCAAAGCCAAATACAAGGACATTTACACTCAGATTTTTATTTAGAGTATATAGTTGGAAAAAACTTTAGAATCTTTGGGATGCAAGTTGGTTCTGGGGTTGACCATAAAAGCTATGCTATGAGTTATGGAAAAAATTTTAAGAAACCCGCTATCGGTTGTGGAGTTTTATTAAATAAGGGAACACTTCCGATTTTAATTCCTATGATATTATAATTAGGTTTAAAGTAAAAAAAGTTGTATATTTACGTAGTAGAGTAGTCGCTACATTAAACAACATTATTAAATCCAACACTGATAAAGACGACTACCTTTTGATGTGTTGGTTTTTTTATTATGAAAAAATGTATTAAATGCAATTTAGAAAAAAGTATTGAATTATTTCCAAGAAGAGGAGGTGGTAAATTATTAAGAGGTGAATGTAAAGTTTGTTCTGCTATAATTTCAAAGAAATACAGAAAAAATAATAGGAGTAAAATGAAATTATATGAAGCTAAATGGAATTACGGAATATCTTTAAATGAAGCAGAAATTTTATATAAAAGAGAAAATTGTGATATTTGTGGAAATAAATTTAAATGTACTAAAACACAACATATAGACCATTGCCATATAACAAAAAAAGTAAGAGGAGTTTTATGTATGAATTGTAATCACGGAATTGGAAAATTTAAAGATGACATTTCTTTATTAAAAAAAGCAATAGAATATTTAAGTAAAGATATTATACCTATGATACTATAAAAAGTGGTTTGATTACCTATCTTTTTTTACCCGTAAATTAGTTTGCGGGTTTTTTTTTACTTTAAAGTATTGTTTATCTAAAAAACATTTGTATCTTTGGCTCATCAATTTGGCTAGACACCTTTTGATTATATAGGTAGCCATTTTGATAAACCGAAATATAACCCTTAACAAAGTAGTCTAGCCCTTTGTTTAAGGGTTTTTTCTTTTAATAATAATTACAAAAATATGAATAACTAAAATTAAAATTGATTAGCTGAAGCCATACGCTATTGACTGGTAAACTTATTACGAAAGTGATTTGGTTCGGCTAACCTATCTAAAAAGATAAATTGAATTTTGGGGAGGGCTTTTTTCTTTTTATCTTTTGTTTTTCTTTAACTTGTTTTTGTTTTCTTTTTTTCTTTTTGAAAACTTTAAAAATAAATAATAATTAAATAATTAAAAATATAAATAAATAATTTAAAATAAATAAAATGAGTGATGTAGTCTTATTAAGAAAATTAACAGAAAAAAGTATTTTAAAATTTGGTAAATATTCAGATATTAAAATTAGAAATATATTAATTGCAAAAAATTATGATTATTTAAGGTGGGTATATTTTAACTGTTCAAATATAACTTTTATAGATGAGATAATTGAACAATTAAACATACCAGAAGAATTTTTAATAAATAAGCCAGCGACTAATATTGATTTTTATGTAAAGTTAAAAGAATTAAATTCATTAAAAATTAGTTCTAAAAGTAAAGAAGTTTTTGATATAAAAGTTGAAGAAGAAAATAGCAAAAAAAGAAAAATGAAAGCAAAATTGGAAAAGATATATTTTTCAAAAGGTATGATGCAAAATAGAAATCACGGGCGTAAATAAACAACTTAAATTATTATAAAAGTTAAATAAATGTTAAAGATTAATTAAGTACTATTATATTAATAAAGTAGTTGTATATTTGTAGAAATTAAAACACTAAAAATTATGAAAATTAGCGAGTTACCGAAAAAAATTAGAAAGAAAGCATTGAAGTATCAAAAAAAAGATGCTCAAGATTTAAAAACAGATATTTTAGTTAAGGCTTTTTGTTGGGGAAAGACAAAAGAGGGTTGGGGTTATTGGGGGAAATTAGATGTGCAAGAGCCACCAACAGAGCTAAAAGATACAATAGTAGAAAGCGTTGTAAATCAATTTAAACAGCGTTCTGAAGTAGGAATAAATAAATACGGTGTAACGCTTGATAGAACTGATTTAAGTACCTTACAATGGATGATTCATTTCCGTGAGGAATTACAGGATGGATTGCTATATTTAGAACGTATAATACAAGACAAACAAAATGAAACCAAGTAAAAAAGAAATGATTAATTTCATAAAATATTTAAGAGACAGAAATATAATTTTAATTGATATAAAGAATTATTTAGATTCAAATAGCGGAAGTGTTGAGTTATATTTATTAGAACATTTAGAAAAATTTAAAAATGAATTATAGAGTTAAAGAATATCAGAAATTATTTTACATTCAGGTATATGAAAAAGAAGTAATAACAAGCGGTTATTTATGGTGGCAAAAAATTAAAGTTGTAAGTAAATGGACTAGAGTTGATATTAGTGGATACGCTATATTTTTAACGCCCTATTTAAATGATTCGCCACTTAAAGGATTTAAAACACTTAAAGAAGCAAAAGAGCAAATAGAAATATTCAAATCAGAGCCAAAATATTACTATTAAATGAAATTAAATAAACACATTAAAGAAATTATTATGAAACAAGAAAATCTTAAAGAAGTTAAACAGACAGCAATAGAATGGTTAGAAGATGAATTATATATACGTTTAGATTTATACGGAAGTGAACAACGAGAATTTGATAATCTTATTGAACAAGCTAAAGAAATGGAAAAACAACAGATTATAGATGCGATTTCTGAGGCTAATAAGTCTAATAATAGAAATGTTAGTTTAAATTCGGAACAATACTACAATGAAACATTTAACAAATAATATGAACCCATACGAAAAAATATTAAAAGAAGTAGCAACTGGACTATTAGAAATTACAGAAATTAAACCTAATTTTTCAAATGATGCTTTATTAGATGCAACTTTGATTTTTCAGACTGTATTTATGGATAAGTTTTACGATAAATATAAATACTATCATTTAGAAATTCAAGAAAAACACGCAACTCAAGCTGGAACTGAATTAAGAGATTTAATAATAGAATTTACAGGATTAGATACAATCGAACTAACTAAAAACTACGGAAAATGAAAATAACAGTAACTAAGATAATAAGAGAATTACAAAAAGATTACGGTTGGTTTTCAATCGATAGTGAAAGAGAAATAATGCTAATAAAAGATGTGCGAACTGTAATTGATAATGAGTTATTAAAGCATAAAAATTTAACTATAAAGAAATGAGCAAAAAGAAAAACATAGAAATGACAAAGTTATATTGTTTAAGTCAATTACTTTTAGAAAGTCTAGATATACTAAAACCAACTACCGCTAATATGGTTAAATATAAGGCTGATTTAACGTCTCTTTGTGAGGAATTGAATAATGTAACAGCTAATAGCGAAACAGTGCTTAAAAGTACTTATTTTAGCTCTATTTGTTCAAAAGTAGATACGATTTTGAGAAAACAATTTGAAGAAAATATGTAATGAAAACATTAAATTCAGTATCAGGAGGTAAAACTTCAAGTTATTTAGCAAAGCATTATCCAGCTGATTATAATATATTTTCTTTAGTTAGAATTGAGGATATAAGATGTACTCCAAAAGATAAAAAGTTAGTGCAATTAGTTTCTGATAAAATAGGAATGGAATTTATTGCAACAGCAGAAAATGATAAAACTTTAAAAGTTGTTTTAGATTTAGAACAAGTTATCGGAAAT